AGCCTCTTCCAATTCGCGATAATAGTTGGCAAGTTCTTCTTGGTATTGTTTTTCTTGGCCGAGTTGGTCAATATATAAGCCAAATGCTTGTTCTTTAGCCTCTTGAGTAGCTTGAACAATTGGCGAATCCCCAAATCGGGCAAAGTTAGACAAACGGAGACTCTCAGGTTCAAGAGAAACCATTCCAGCGCCGCCTTTTAATGAACGGCGAATGTCTTGTCCACCAAAAGTTGCCGTTTGTGTCGCAAAATCTAACAAGTTTTCTTTGCCCGTGATGTTTCCTTGGCCGCGAACTCCAGGCGCGAAATACCCACCTTGAGCCATTTGACCAACAGAGCCACGGTTAAGTGATTCAAAAAAGCTTTGGCCGTATTTTTGAACGCTCTTTTTATTAATAACATATTCGCCGCCCATGAGAAGCGTTGGAACGTCATCCTTGGTGCCAGAGCCGCCAGTTACTTTTCCGCCAGTAGCATATCTGTTTCCAGTAAAAGCGCCCAAAATGGAAGAAACAATGCCGCCAAATCCGCCCGACCCCTGGCCGCTTCTAGAGCCAGAAGTGATAATGTTGGCCAGATTTGTTAGCGCCGCGTCACGAAGTTTGTTTGCAAAAGTCAATGCAACGTCAAGAAGAGCATCTTTGAGGTTGTCTGTTTGAGAAACAGCAGCTTGCATTGCGCTTACAAGACCGTCTCGAAAACCTTCCGTGGCTGTTTTGCCAAAAGTGTTGCCAAAATTATTAACCTCGTCTTGCATTCCGCCAAGAGCTTCTTGAACGCCAAAACCAAATGATCGGCGTTTTTCGAGATTGTTGTTAATGGCCGATTCGATGGCTAGTTGTTTTTCACTAACAGACAAATCGCTGTTTTTGATTGAGAGAATTTGTTGGGTTAGTTCTAGCTCTGTTTCAAGGTTGAGTTTTTCAACTTTGCTCGCGGCAGTAGCGATGTCGAATTGCTGTTGGCGTAGAGCGTTTTGCTCGCTGATAAACTTGACGAGTTCTTCTCCCGATTTGCCAGCAGAATCGTCAAACACACCTTCGCTGATTAAACCGCCGACAATGGATGATTTGTCGGTTGCCTGTAAGAGGTTGAATTGGTTTTGGGCACGATTAGAGCCAAGACTTCTCTCGAATTCAAGAATAGAGTTGCCAAACTCAACTAAACTGTTGGCGGTTTGGCCGATTTGGCGAGAATTTTCTTCCAAAGCGGCGGATTCATCTTTGAGCTGTTGAATTCGTTGCGCTTTTTGGTTTTCCAATACGGAAAGTTCGTTTTCAATTTCTTTGCCAGAAAGACCTTCACTTACTGCTTTTGAAAAAGATTCAGACAAAAGTTTTGTATATTCATCCTCAATTCCCTGAATAGATGATTGAATAGCTTGTTGACGAAGGCCGATAGCTTCGCGCCGCATAGCTTCGGATGAAGCAGTGCCTATATTTACTCTGCTAGCGCGAGCTTCTAACAATGATACCCTACCCTCCAAACCAGTTCGGAATAGTTCTCTACCACTTTCTCTCGCCTCAAATCCAGATTGGAGAATTCCGCGCTGTCTTTCAAGCCTTTGGAGAATTTCGGCCTCTTTAATGGATTGATCGTTCGTTTGTTGAAGAATTTGTTGACGGATTTTTTTCTGCTCTTCTAGTCTTTTGACTTCGCTTTCAAAAATTTGAGTAAGCTCTTTGGCCTTTTCTGGGACAAAAAGCTCGCCAATTTCAGCAACAATAGAGCGGGCCTGTTCGGCATCGCCATTGAACTGTTTAATACGCGATTCAAGACTGTCAACTTTGGACGCCTCAATTCCCTTTTTTAAATCTTCTTTTCCGAAAGTAGAAACAGAACGGCCAATTAAGTCAACAATTCTTTGACGCTCTTCTCTTTCATTTTCGAGAAGACGTTGCTTCGCCTCTAATTTGGCTATTTCTAAATCATTCAGCTCTCCCGTGCGGACAAGTGTTTGAAGAGATAGTTCTTCAAAAGAAAGAATATCTTGTTGTAGAGTTTTAATGTCAACGAGATTCTGAATGCGCTCTTGACCAACACGGGCACTAATTAGGTCTTTTGGGTTAACTGGCTTGTTATTTGTGCCAATAACAGCTTGTTCTGTAGGATTAATTTTAGAAAATCTGAAACCAGCACCAGATATTCTGGCTCTACCACGCTCACCACTTAAAACAGACTCCAAATCAATTGCGCCGCCAATTCTTAGTTTTTGTTCTCTAATAAATTGTTCCAAAAAGGCTCTTGCAAGAGACTTTTGTAAAGTTTCGGCATCAGCGTTTTCGACTTTAATTCCCCCAATACTTTTAATTCCCTTTTGGGAGGCTAAACCGCGAAGTTCCTCTAGCGTCCCGCCAACAACGTCTTTCAATGCCTCAATAATAGTATCTTGAGCTGCGGGAGTTAAATTTGAAATGGTTTCCCTATAAGTTCTCTCCGCTTCGCTTTTTAACTCTCCGACAATACCGCCAACTCTAGCTGCTCTTGTTTTTACATTTCCAGTTTCTACCCCAGAAACGCTTTCAGACAAAAATTTACCAAAATTTGCAGTAGATATTTCTTGTGCATTTTTCCCAGAAACATCTATTCCGCGAGCCTTTGCGTTTAAACGCTGAATTGCGTCTTCTCTAGTTTGAGAAAGTGATGTTTGTCTTTCCGAAAGACCTCTGCCCACATACTTTCCAGTTGATGGATCAAAAAGCTGTTGGGCGATTTCATTAAACTTATCCTTAGCTCGTTCGGCGCTTTCAGACATTCCAGTAAATTTTTCTACAATACTGGTGCCAGTAAGGTCTTTAAATAAGTAGTTGACCGCAGTCAAAGCTATGCCCAATTGCCCAATAACAGGCAACGACCTCACTAGGGGAGCTAAAAATCCACCAATTTTACTAAAAATACCACCACCTTTGCCAAATAATCCCAAAACCTTATCAGAAAGATTCGTGACATTAATTCCGCCGAATTGTTGAAGCGCCGCAATACCAGTAAAAGCAAAAGTCAATTTATTAGCAACGCCTAAAAGCGTGTCAAGACCCTGAGACGTTCCTCTAACGGCGGAAGAAAACCCCTCTAAGGTGGCTATTGCGACGAAAGATTTAGCGGCAAATTTGTTAAAGGCTTCGGGGTCGAAACCTTTCGGAGCGTTAGATTGAAGAAATTCTTTTTCTGCTGATATTCTTTGTGCGGCACCAAAGGCCGCCAATGAATTACTCCTAGAGGTTGATTCCTTGATTCTTTGTCTAAATGCGGCGTCTTCTTGAGCTGCAAGAATAGATGAAGCGTTCGACAAGCCTCTCGGTTGGTTTTTGATTCTCTCCAATTCACGAAGACGACCAATTTCCTGTGCTCTTGTTAAGGGGTCGGCAGATTGGGGCGAGAGAGGGTTTCTGATTGGTTGGTTTAGATAGGAGAAGGTGGGATTACCAAAATAATTTGGTTGTCCAGCAATAACATTTCCCATTTGAGAAGAAACACGTTTTCCACTTGAATCATATCTTGGAACTCCAGAACTTGTTTCGATTCCGCTTAAAACGGTTCTAGATGGAGCGCCAAAAGCTAACGGATTCGGCGGATTGTTCTTAACATACTCAAGAATTTCCTGTCTTTTTCTGAGGATTCCGTTATAGATTTCCTGATAAGCCGCGTCAGCTATTTCCTTGGTTAGAATTTCGGAGCTTTCTTTTAAAGCTCTTTCAATAGCTTTCGGAGATGGCCTTTCAATAAATTTACCAGATGCGGTTGGGAGAATTGGAGCATCTAAAAATGCCGCTCTTTTTTCTGGGGTAGAACGAATAATTTGATCTGCTTTTCCTAAAGCAATTCTTCGGGATTCAGCGATAGCTTCCTGCTCTAGGCGAACAGCGGTTTGTTTTAATGAAACAGCGTATTTTTCAGTAGCAGAAACAACCAAATCCAAAGACTTTTCGTTTAAATTGAACGATTGAGCGACAATTTTAGCATAACCACTTATTTCTTTTGCGCTTTTGCCAGCTTCAACATATAAGCTAACAAGAGCTTCTAGCCCAGACTCTAAATTACCAACAGGGGCAAATTTACCAGAAACAGTTTGAGGTTTTTGGCCCTTTAAAAATCCACTAGCCGCTCTACCAGCCATCATGTCTGGATTCATTATCCCATACTTTCCGCCACCATAGTCAACAAGAGTTTCAGACGAATTGGCCACCATCATTCCGCGTTTTCCGCCGCCAAACGGAAAATTCGGCATAACCACAATTTTGGAATTAGGATTCGCGCCGCCAACACCACGCTTTACATCATTCATTTCCGCGTTGACAAGAGGAACGAATCCGTCTGCCGCTCTTCTAGATGGTCCAGTAGGACCAGCACGAAGACCAGAGTTAAAAATCGGCACCGCAATTTGTTTGGTAACAGCAGCCATTTGTTGCGCCGAAAGAACACTTTGGTTCCATGCGGCGGCAATTTGTTTTGTCAAATTTAGTCTTGCCTGTTCGCTGCTAAGAAGAACGTTGAGGTTTTGGCCCGATTGTTGAATATAGGCCGCAATGCTTTGTTGAATGGCGGCTTGATCGCGAGCAGCTTTATTCAAGCCAAGGAACGAACGGCCCGCTTCTAAACCAAAAGCTACGAAATCTTTGGCGATTTTACCAATAATTACGCCAATAGCAACCAACCCAGCTTTCGAGAAAATAGCGCCACCAAGAATTTTAGCCACAAATTGAAAGCCCTGGGATAGGAAATCTGTATTTTCTGCCGCGCCTTTTAAGTTTTCGGCCAATCCAGAAATAGTCTTTAGAAGGCTGGAAAGCGGTTGAGCTAATCCAAGCTTGCCAAAAGAATTGAGAATTTCTGTTAATTGGACACCAAGAACGGCAAACTGGTTGTTGAGTGTGTCGGCAAACTTTTGACTTGAACGAGCAAGAACATCAGATTCTTCCGTGGAGGCGCGAAGATTTTTTTGGTAAATTCCTTGAAGATTGCTTGCGTCAGACAAAGCTTTAATCAAAGCATTTAATTGGTCAGCCTGATAAAGGCCAGAAATGCTTTTGACAATTTCGTTTCGCTGAGATGGGTCGCTAATCTCTTTGAGTTTGTTGGAGACATTGGTTAGGATTTCAACAGGCTTGAGCAACGCGCCAGTGTCAAGCGCTCTAGTGTCGATGTTATAAAGACTTTGAAGATTTTCCAAAATCTTTGGATCAAGCAATCTTGTGGAAATGGAACGAAAAGCGTTACCGATGACGCTCTCAGAACGGGCGGTTAAGTCTTTGAGAGTAGAAGTAACAGCCAAAAGCTCCTCAAAAGAGGTGCCAGTTTGTCTAGCCGTCGAAGATGCGCGAGAAAGAACATCCAAAAGACCCTCATAAGAGGTTGTTGTTTTGGCGTCAACGTTGGCAATCTTTTCGGCAATTTGCGTGTAGGTTAGCCCCGTGTCAGAGAAAGCGTTGTATGCGGCGGTTAGGCCAGAAATGACTTTGCTATGTTCTGCGCCAGAAGCGCGAACAACATCTAGGGAAACTTTTGTTCTTTCGAGAGATTGAGAAAGTCCCAAGCCTTGACGAGAGAGTTCAAGATAAGCCTCGGACGCAACCGCGAATGTTTGGCCCGTTTGTTTTGCAACATTGAAAATTTGTTTGCCGACCTTTTCAATGGTTGTGCCAGTTTTCTCCAAATCAGAGCCAGCAACGATAGAAATTTTAGTCAGAGCCGTTTCAACATCAGCAGTAGTTTTAATCAGAGCTAGGAATGAACGGCGCATTCCCTCAATAACCCCAACGGCTGTTCCGAAAGCAAGAACACGGGCATTGGCCGCCTCCATTGATTTCTCAAACTGGTCAGCATCTCGGCGAATTCTACCAAGAGCAGCACTACCTGCTTTTAGTGGGGCCGAATTAAAATCAACCTTGATATTGCGGAAAGAATCGCGGGCCTGTCCCTCAATCGCTTTTAAACGCGCCGCTGCCGCCCTCGTTTCGAGGTCCAATACTCCACCAAATGTCAATTTTTCGGCCATAATCCTTGTCAAGGGATTACACTCAGGACTTATTCATTAACGCCATCATTTGTTGGGCATTCATTTTGCCGCCGTTTTTCTTTAATTCTTCGGCCAAACTCATTTTCTTGGCGGAGGGATCATAGTAGTCCAAATCTTCGCCCGTTGCACCGACTAGGCCCATGTTTTTGTGATTTTTGCCGCCCTTTTGTTGGGTTTTTTCGCGTTTTCTTTGGCTGTCAACGAAATCTAGTAGTTCTTGGGGAGATTTTTTGATTGATTCGGGAATGTTTTCAACATTTTGGAAAATGTTTAGGAACATTCGCCCATACACTAAAAGCTTTAATTGATGAATGCTTAAAGATACAATTGGCCGCGCAAAAAAGTCATACGGCTTGTCTGTTTGCCCAATATATAGCGAGAAAGCGTCACTCAACACTATATGTTGTATAGTGTCGTCAGTAATTGAATCGGCCACTTTATAATAAGCGTCCATCAAGGGTTTTAAATCTAGATTGGCGAATTCTTCTTCGTCGTATCTTAATTGTTTTAATTCCCTATCGGAATATACGAGATGCCGAATGAATTCTTCGTTGGAAAACTGAACTGCGTAATCTTCGGCAGTTCGGCCACTTGGGGCGATTTGACAAATTGCGGCGCGTTTTTTAAATAACAATTCGTTTATTTTGGCCGTTTCTTCGTCTATTGTTTTTTGGATTTCGTCCTTTTGGCTTTTTAGTTGGAGCGCTTTCTTAGTGTTTTTGAGGGTTTCTACATGAGATTCTTTCTCAACAAGAAGAAGTTGGTCCGATTCAGGCCATTCGCCGTTTTCCTTAATTTTGGCCGTAAGCTCCGCCTCTGTTGGAATGCTTGAATCAATGGCACGCTGTTTTTGTTTCTCAAATGCGGCGGTTAAATTTGCTTGATCGTGCAAATTGATGTGGCGCAAATATAAAAGTTCGGCTCCAACCTTTATGGGGGTGAAGCCGTTGAAAATTTCGCAGATTAAGCTGGTGTAATTATTCACCGCCCTTGTCCATCAATTCTTTGAATTTTTCGGGCGCAAGACCCTTATTGTAGAGCCAAATCGCGGCCATCAAATCGACTTTCTTTTTCATTTGATTGTAAAGGTCGGTTGGCTCCTCTTCAAGATTGTAGAAATAATCCTTTTGAATTTCAAATTCAGAACCTTGAACGAGTTTAACAGGGTCTTCATCTTCTTTTTGCGTGTAAGTGAAGTTGAAAAGATACCAATAATAAAGATCATTTTCAGCCTTTGAATCGGCGGTTTGGGCAAGCAGGGAGTTTTGGTATTGCTGCAAGTCGATAACCTGTTTTTGCAGGTTGGCGTATTCTTCTTTCAGGCTGTCAAGCTTGATTTTTTGTTTCGGCGAATTCTTTTTAGCCGCTTCGAGGAGAGCAATTTCATTAGCGGTTTCACCAATACGAGCATAAACTTTCACAAGCTCTTTAACAGTTTCTTCGCTAACCAACCCGCCCGAATCCTTGTATTTGTTGTAAAGCATAGCTTTGGTCATCAGCTTGTGCTCATTAACATACCAATTCATGCGCTTGGCAAAGAAAAGATCGGCATCTTCTTCATCGCGGCGATTTGGTTTCTTGAAAAACACCTTGACAGGCGATTCAACAATCTCAGTTTCTTCGACAGTAACGTTTTTGCCGTCAATTTCTTTTTTGACCTTGTTGATTTTTTCGGTCTTTTCTTGGACGGTGAATTCGTAGAGGGGGGTGAATTTAATCATATGTGAATAATAACTTTAAGAAATGCAAAAGCCTACTGAATAGTTATCCAGCTCTAAATCCGATTCGCGGATAACATTGTTACCCTTGTCAAGAACCTTTTTTCGGAGGCGAAGATGCTTTTCGTCCGACCACGGATTTCCAACAACTAATACGGGCAAGTATTCAGGCGGTAGTTTTTCAAGTAGATTTCCAAAATATTCGTCGTGGGCTGCTTTTTGTTCTTCTAGAATTTCTAGAAACTCTTTGAACAGCGCCGTGACAAGACGACGCTGACGTTGCTGTAGAGAAGCCTTCGCCTGCATAATGGAAATCCTTAAACCTTTGAGAGAGTTACACGTTAAAAGTGTAATTTCCTTATCATGGCAACAAGTTTTTTATCACAGGCGCAAAAGGATATAGTTGATTCGCTCGTAGATAATGTACATGCGACGTTTGCCCAAGAAGTTACTGCTTTTCAAATTGATAAAAAAACCAGTCTCGCGGGAAATCCCAATTACAACTCGGCATATCGCGTAAACTCGGCCCAAGTTTCTTCCGCCGAAAGATCGTTAACTTTTAATGCCCGAATTCGTTACTTAAAATCAGAAGAAGAAGTTTTCGACCACAAAGACGGTTCGGAAGTTACTTCTATTACCAACAGAATTATTTTACCCGTTGGCAGCGTCAAATTAACGGTAGATGCAACAGCCTACGACTTTCTCAAAACTGCGAAACGAGTCGAAATCGCTGGCAAGCGTTACATTTTACAAGGAAATCCTCGGCCCGTTGGATTTTTCGCCAAACAGAACTATTGGCAATTTTTCCTCGTTCCAACAGACTAATGGCCCGCCGTCTTTCCATTAAAAGAATCTCCGATTTTATAACCCGCAAGGTTAAAGAGAGTAAAGTCGTGCAATTTGCCCTGCGAAAAGTTGTGGAATTGAGAATTCGCCCGCTTTTCAACCAAATCCGCCAAGAAATGCTAGACGAGTTTGATAATCATCCAGTTACCCAAGAAATTGACATGGGGCCAAAACTCGGCTACCAGTCGAAGTTTTTGCGCGGGTATGGCGATTTGTTCTCATTTATTGGCTTTGATCGCAACGACAATCCAACAGAGCCAGTGCGCAAACTCATCAAAGGAATGCGTTTGTTTTCAGTAACAAGTAAAGGGTTGGAGTGGATTTACGAGGTGAGAAATTTCCCTACAGCGGCGGATATTTTCGCCGCAACACCAATGCCGTGGAAGGATGGCGAATCTTGGGCGCGAGGAATCGAAAAAGGCATTTCTGGGTTGGGCCGTTACTTGAACATTGAATATAGAGATGGCCGTTCTGGCGCTGGTATTCAGGTAAAAACACAAAAATCCTTTCGCGAACCATTCATCGCCACGAAATACATTTCCGAAATTGTAAATAAATACAGAAACCAATTTTTGGCCATTTCCAATACCAAAGTTATCCCTATTAAAACCGAATGATCGCCCCGCAATTTATCCACAAGTTTACCAATTCGTTCATGCTTTGGGCCGACAACACCCTCCTACAAAGAGGGGGCGCTTTTACTGTAACTGGAGGGGCCTTGACACATTACAGCGACACTCAGTTACCAGACCATCTTCGCGCATGGGGTTCACCATTCAAAGAATGGGTCACAGATTCTTCCGTTTCTGGAGCGGTGGTTCCGAGCGGTTTTTACATCAATGGTTCGTTTCAAACTCCTAGCGGCGATTACTTTAACATGGATTTCCAGAATGGCCGCGTTCTCACAAGCGGTTTAAGTTCCTCTCAAAGCATTACGGGAAGCTATTCCGTTAAAGATTTCAACATTTACCTTACAAACCAAGACGAGGAAGCTCTCATTGTCGAAGTTTGCCAGAATTCCAACAACCAATACAATACAATCGGCACAGACATTTCTACCCCATACCTTCCGCCGTATGCTCAAAAAATTCCCGCGATTTTTGTAAACGTTCAGTCGCAAAAGAATGAGCCACTAGCTTTGGGCGGGACAGATTCTTCTGTAATTCGCGCCAACATGGTTGTTTTTGCCAAAGACCCCTACCAACTAGACGGGGTTTTGGGACTTTTCGCCGATACAAGCGATGAAGTTTTCAAAGAATTGCCATTAGAAGCTAGTCCGTTAAATGAATGGGGCGGCTTGAAGAACAACCGTTACTCCTACACTGAAACTGTTGCGGCCAGCGGCACGAACAACATTTTTATTGATGAAGTAACAACCAGCAAAATGACAGACTCACTTCGGCGCGGACTAAAAACAGAACTTTATGTTGGATTTGTGGATTTTAATTGCGCCCAATACAGAAATCCTCGCGTCTCTGTGTAACCAAAGACAACCCTTCTTAAAATATGGCAAAAAATCGCTCACTTTACAACGCTTTGGCCGTTTACGCAAGCCAAGCTGTCAATTCTACTGGCACTGGTTCTCATTATCACCTTAAACGTGTTCAGAGCTATGGCTGGTCTGACGAAATTGCGCGTACAGATATTTTGCAGCTTGGGGAATTACCAAGGGTCGGAAGCATTGTGACCTCCCCTCCAACCGTGTCCTTTGACCTTTCCTACATCCTTACAGATGGAGAGGTAGAAAGGGCATTGGGCTTTTACGTTCAAAATCCAAATTCGCTGTCTCAGGCAAACTTCGCCTCTGGCCACGCCGTAACCTCTAGCGGTATTAATCTTTACGTTGTAGAAGCATCAGAAGGCATTGACATTAACAATGAAACCTCTCTTTCTGGCAAGGCTGTTCTCGGTATCGGAAACTGTTTCCTAAACAACTACTCTCTTGAAGCTGCCGTTGGCTCTTTCCCAACCGTAAGTGTGTCATTTGATGCAGCGAATATTAATGGTGATCTTTACTATCATCAAGGAGCCGTCACTGGAACAAATTCACCAGCCGTTGACCTTGTGAATGGCCAAGCGCTTGCTCAAAATACTGGCGTTCGACTTCCGCTGCCAACAACTGGTACTGGCCCAATCGCTCTTCGACCAGGGGATATTTCCATCACATGGGGGAATCTTACGGGAACTGCTTCTGGTCTTGCATCTCCAATGCATAACCTAAATGGAACAGACGGTATTCGTGTCCAAAATCTATCGCTCTCACTTCCGCTCTCTCGTACGCCGATTGAACAACTTGGCTCCAGATTCCCATTTGCTCGTCCAGTGGATTTCCCTGTAACAGCAACCCTTTCTGTTTCGGCCATTGCAAATGAGCAGGTTAAGCGTAACCTCGCGGCCTATCTTGACGACACCTCTACAAATGATATTACTATCAATATTAATCAACCAAATGGCGCTGCCGCTATGATTTACACCCTTAAAGGATGTCAGTTTGATAGCGAAAGTTCTTCGGTTGATATTGGTTCTAATCGAACCGTTGACCTGACGTTTTCTGCGCAGCTTGGCGCTCCGAATACTACGAATAAGGGGGTCTTCGTTTCTGGGTCGTCTAGCAACGCGGTATTCTCTTAACGGATACTATTCAATACTCTTGATAAGCGCATGGAGATTTTCCATGCGCTTTTTCATGCAATCCAAAATTTTTTGAGGAGGGTTTGACCCCCATTTATCACGAAACATTTTAAATTTTGAAATAAGCAATTCATCGCTTTCGTCTAATTTGCCAACATTACATTGAGGACAGCAAGGGCGAACATTGCCCTCCTCATAAAATCCAAGTGGATCAATCTTATCTAATCCATTATATTTGACATGCGTGACTCTAATGACGCTATGAAAATCACTGTTATCCCATTCTTTCTGTCTAAAAGACTTAGTATTTGACGGTAATTCTCCACAGTAAAAGCATGGCGCAGAACAAAGTTTTTTAAATTTATCGAATGATAAGTTCTCTCTGCTAAACCCCCGAACTTTATTTGTGGAAACGACATTATCCCTATACAGTCTTATCCATAAAAATTCTTCTAGCGCAAGATTTTTTTCACAACCGCAAGAAGTAACTGCTCCGCGAGAAAAATAAAAAATAGGAACAACGGTTGATTGACCGCAATCGCAGGAACAATTTAATAATTGGCCGCTATTACCATTCCCACAATAAGAGGTTGAAACTAGCTTTCCAACCCTAACATTCAATATGTTTTCTTTTCTCATAATTATGGAAACCGTTGATATTTCTTTCAATGAATTTGATTAGACTATCTTGAAATTTTAACCTATTACATGTGGCGCAACATGGAACGACGTTATCAATCACATATGGCTTGAAACTGTCAATTCTATCTAAACCATGATAAAACAAAACAAAATCAGTTATTTTCCTTCCATGCTTTTCGTCTTTTCTTATAGAGGACGGCGGGCACCCACAGTAAAAACAGTTCATTTGGCATAAAGCGGAAAACTGTTTTATTGAAATGTCAACTTCTCCTCCAAAAACCCTTTGATTTTTTGAACGCAAGGAGGCGTATAATCTATCTATACAAGCCGCTTTCCTATCTTTGTTTTTTAATTCTGGTATTCGTGTGACGCAGCCGCAGGAATAGGTTGTTCCATTCATTAAGGTTGAAGCTAAGGCAAGTTTCTCTTTACCACACTCACACTTACAAAGCCAGAATGCCTTAAAAACGTTATTCCCTTTTCTTTCCCTGTTTTCGTCACTTCTTTCTTCTATTGCTGTTAGCATTCCAAATTTTTGACCGCGCAAATCATGCTTACGAACTTTTCTTAAATTTGAACATCCACAATGGGTTTTCTTTTTACCCTTTAACCCCTCCGAATTAACTTCAATTACGTTTCCGCAGTCACACCGACACTTATACCAAATGTTTTTTCTTTTGATGTTACCACGGATAAACCTCTCTATTGCAACTAGTTTTCCATAGCGGCGGCCAGTTTTGTCTATTTTGGGGCCGATTTTTAATTTCAAATGCTTGACACTTCTCTCCATAAGTGTAATATTCTACGTCCAGAAATATAAAAACTTTCAATTAAAGGCCGCATTAGCCTAAAAACTAGCGGCTAAACCCTCAAATAAGAAACCCGCCAAATCTGGCGGGTTTTCTTTTGGCTGTTTTTAACTTCGGGGAGGATCAATAAGCCAAGGATATGCGCCACTTAAAGGCGCTTCCCAGCCAGCGACTTGCAACGGAGCGGCTTTATACATGAGATACTTGTTAGAGAGAGCGTCAATTTCTTCGGCCAAATCTTTCGCGGCACTTTGGAAACTGAGAGCTACCTCCCGCTTATTAACAAACGAAATTCTGTTGTCGCCGTCGCTTACAGAAAGAATGTTGTCTCCATTAGTAGAAGAGTTAATAACGCCTCGTAGAGCATTTCGGGCCGCTCGTTTGTTGTAAGCGGCCAAATATTGTTTGCCGAAAATGTCAGCGGCAGCGTCATTAATGCTCGGGTCTTCGCCCGTAAAATTCTCATGCAGCAAAACATTCAACCCGCCAATGTTGGCCGAAAGCCAGCCAGAAATTTGTGTAACCGTGGCAATGCCAGTGTTACCGTCAAACTCGTAGTCGAAAATGCCAGTGGCAATGGTGGAATAGATGTTGGGCATCCAGTAGGTTACACCTTAAACCTCTTCTGTTTTAAAAGTGTGTTTCCAAATATTACCACTTTTTGAGCGAACGTGAAATGTTGAATATTCGCCATCTTGTTCCAGTGGGGAGCAAACAACACAATCTTCTCCAGTTTCGGGGTCGGTTAAAAATAGCTTAATTAACTGATTGATTTGGTCGTTCATACTTTTGACCGTTAAAATTTCATCCCCAAGGCTTCCATTGCCTTTCGGTCTTCTGGATTGGCTGGATTGAGAGGTTTGCGCACAAATGGTTTGGGCATTTTATTCATGGCTCCAGCGGCGGCATTGCGCGAAAAGAATGATTCTTCCAGTTGTTTTTTAAGAATCGGCGGGGTTTCGAATTTGTTAAGTTGTAGTTTTTCGGCCAAATCTTGCATGCTTGGGTAAGTCATGTCGTTCAATTTAGCCTTGAAAGTGTCGAAATCTGTGGTGCCGAAGATGTTGGTTTGATTGATGTTAAGAGCGCGTTCAAGTTTTTCGCGTTCAACACCGTGGTTTTCTCGTTCGGGGGGAAGTTGTCCAGTGGTAGTTTCTAGATTTTCAAGCGGCACGGAAACTTTTTCTGTATTATCAGCAGTAGGCAAAGGATCGAATTGTCCGTTTGCAACTTCTAGAGTTGGTAGATTGAGTTTCATAATAACCTTGGTTAGTTCGTTAATAGCCTTGGTTTGTTTTTGGAGGGCGGATAGGATTGGGTCTTTGGCCATATCTATATATTAACGGCAAGAAACAAGAAACCCCGCCTTTTTATGGGCGGGGCTTCCAACACAACACACAACCAACAGATTAGAGAATCAAACCAACCAAGCCGCGAACGTCAAGGACTAGACGACCTTCTTCCATGCCGCCATAGTAGCCAATCTTTTCTTGAGCGCGGTTAAGAACGCCGAACTGATTGTCAGCTTGAAGGTCAAGCGTAGAACCAGTTTCAGAGTCGGTCGCAATTAGGCGAAGCAAGCATTCTTTGGAGCGGTCAATACCGAGCATAAGCTGGTCGCCAGAATCAGAGAAGGCACTTGCGCTGCCACCTGCGAAAGTATCGTAAGTGGTAGAACCAGCCGCAACGTCGAACACGGTATTGAATCGGCGAGATTCGCCGAACTCGTTATATTCGTGCATTGTAATGCCCATAAATTCGCTGATACCAGCGCTTTCAAACAGGCTTTGACGAATGCTTTCTGGAGCAGGAACGCTATCTTTAACGGCGGAAGTTTGAGGGGCAGCCTTTGTGTTAATAGCGTTGTAAGCCATACCACGAAGTTCTTCCGCAGCTTCGGGACTCATGAGAAGGTCAGTGATTTTGCCTTGAGCGCCAACAGGAGTGCCTTTGATCCAAGAGGTGTTGATGCGTTTCATGCGAAGACGAATGTTGGCCAAATCTTGGGGAAGGAAACGGTCGGTTACGCCGACACGGAAAACGTGCTGTAGGCCATTCGTTTGAGCATTGGCAAGAGCGTTCATGAGGGGGCCAGCGGCGAAATTGTCTTGAAGGAAGAGAATTTCTTGACCAAGACGGCTCATAGCTTTAGCAACCACACCAAGACGGCTTTGGGCCGCATGCTTGCGAAGGAAACTCACGGCTGTTTCCAGCTTGTAAGTGTCCACATGCATTTCTTGAGAAGGGGGCTTGATTTCATTGGTGCCAAGACCACCATCGGCGTGCTGACTCCACACAGAGAAGTAACCAACGTCATTCACATCACTGAACAGGTCAAGCGGAATAGTAGGGTTGGTGTCCTTGGCAAAAGTCATTGGCGTATAGAAGTTGCCAATGGTAGGAGCCTGCATGATCGCTTCGGCGAGAGGCTTGCCCATGTATTCGGCAAAGCTGGTTTGAGCTTGCACGCGAACGAGAGGATCGCGAGAAGCCATCGCTTGGATTAGCTGGATTTGTTCGGGGGTTTCTTTAAGAGTAATTTTCATTGTGAAATGGGTCTTTCTAGAGTTTTAGAAATTATTTGCAGTCGAATTTGACGATGGCGTGGAAGCCGCTCCAACCGTCAGCATAAGTGCCGCGATTGCTGGTGCCACGAGAGCCAGTGCCTAGAACAACACCGAAACGTTGGTTGTCAGAGAAGGTGCAACCAGTAACTTTGCCACTTGTGGTAGAAGGCTTAATGCCTTGGCCAACAGTAAGAGTGCCGTCGATTGCAAGAACAGAGAGGTCTAGTTCGCCCTTGGTGAGAATTGGAACGTCTTGGCCCTTGATTGCAACATTACATTCAATAGCTTTCTGCTTGTAACGAGAGAAGTATTCGCCGTTTTCGTCGTAAAGAGCGGTTTCCATCTTGGTAAAGCCAAGGGGAATATCGCCCGAAACGGCAGGCTTGATTTTGCGAGTGAGACTTGGGCGCTGATTCCAGCCAACTCCATTGTAGGAGGTTTTGCCAAGATAGCTGTCAGCAGAGAAACTCACAGGATCAAGGTCAAGGTTGGCAGCGGAGACGGTTACAAGAACGCCTTCATCACCGAAACCAGTGACAGAGGGGTTGTTGTTGATGAAAGAATCATCAAGAGCGTATCCAACGATAATATCGTAAGGATTTTCTTTTTGGTAGGGGAGGAGGCGTTTGGCCATATTAGTTTAGGGGTAGATTAGTTAAAGGAAATTTTGACGTTTTCGGCGGAAAATGCTTTGGCGAAAAGTTCTTTGAGGTTTTCGGCGGTCTGGCCACCGTTGTTATTGGGAAGATTAGTTTCGGAAGCTTTTGCTTCTTCTAGGGCTTTTTCGGCCAATTCTTTGTCGGAGAGCTTTTTGGTGGAAGCTTTGGAAATTTCGGCGAGCTTTTCGGCAACAGCTTTGTCAACAGCAGCTTTGGCTTCTTCGGCCATCTTTTCTTTGGCTTTCTTGTTCTTGTTTTTCATCAGCTTGGCCATTTTGTCTTTATAAGCGGCGTAAGCGTCTTCGGAGGTGATTTCTTTGAGGTCGCTGGCGAGAATCTGGCGGTCATCAGCATCGAGTTCAAATTCATCGTCAAATTCGGCCATGCGAGCGGAATAAAGGTCGGCAGCTTCTTTGGCAGAAGCGGCGGCTTCAATTTTAGCGAGCTTGTCTTTTGTTTCGGCGAGTTGAGCGGCGAGAGCTTCTTGGGAAGCTTTGAAATCGGCGGCTTCTTTTTCGGCCTTTTCTTTGGCATTTTTTAGTTCAGCAGCTTGGGCAACCCAAGTTTCAGACGCCTTGCGAATATGGTCTGATAGGAAGGATTCTAGTTCCTTCGAGGTGTTTTCTTTAAGGATGTGAGCCTTGATTTCTTCGAGAGTTTGTTCAAATTTTTCCATATTTTGAGGAGTCTTGATGGGGGTTACACTTTGTTTTTGGTTTTTGTCGAAAAAATTATTAAAAAAAGATGCGCGGGAATTTTCAGCAGTCATTTCGGCTTCTTTTTTTCTAGTGAGAATGCCTTTGACATTGGCGGCTGGGCGGGAAGTAATTGCACAGCCGATAGCCAAACACTCTTCCCCAATGAGGCGAAAGATTGGGGCATTGTTGTATGTTCCGTCTCCACCGTAAGCGCGAAGATATTGTTTTAATTCGGTCACATGCTTTGGGTTGTCGATAATCTGGCACTCTTTTAGGTTCGGGCTACCCATTGCAATCCTATAATTGGCCATTCCAACCTCCCAGGACGCACTTAGGGAGTTATATTTTGGCGAATCTTCGTTGGCTGATTCTTCGATTTGTTTTGCGTAGTCACCGTCAACAACTCTATAAACTACCGCCCCAAGAGCAATATTGAATGGGTCTTTTGTCTCTTGAATGTCCATTGGGTAGAGCAAGTTAGACTCCCCGTAGGATGAAAATTGAGCGTTAATAATGTGGCCAATAATTTTATCCCGCTTGTGCTCACGGTTTAAATGCTTGTTCCGAAAGCTGTCATACATCTTGATGGCCGTGGCCGTATCCATCACATCGCCATTCTTATTGGCTGAATTAACCACCGCCGCGTTAAAAGAAATTCCTAGAAGGTCAACATTCTTGTCCAGATTAACTTGCCACTCTGGAAGAAGGTTTTTGAGGTTATCTAGACTAGCCTTAGCTTCTGAGAACTGCTTGTCTGTCAGGCTTGACGCATAAGAGATGGGAATATCGTCAAAGCGGCTAACGTGGGGATATTGTTCCAAATTGAGCATGTATAGAAATTATTACACGCCAAAATAAAAAATTTCTGATTTTCCGCCAATTTCAGTGTAATATAGTTCACAAAGGTCAATCTCTGCGGGGAGAACGATCTCCCCAAAAACCTTGGCAGAGACCACTACACCCCGCAAAGTAGTGGTCTTTTGCTTTTCCTAATCGTAAGTTTAGCCTCAAACACGATTCTATATCCAAAAGAGGAAACTCTAGAGGAAGCGGTTGTTGCTAGAAGTGAGACACCTAAGTTCCGTCGCGATACAAAACGGGAGACTCGTTGGGGGTTTATAACCAGAGCGAGAATAAACTAAATCTGGTCAGCACTCTCCTAATTCCTTCGTTCTTTATGAGGGGTGGGGGAGCATTGTCCGAGAAGTTTCCCCAATTTTGTTACTTGGTTTCTTCTTTGCGCGGCGAAATACTTCTTGACAGTTTAGCCTGCGTGCGGTATGTTTGTTCGTGAACATCGCCCTAATCCCCCACATTCCTCATAGGCCACACATTCCGTATATTCCCCACTCGCATTCGAGCCGAGAGAGTCGGCCAGACGAGTTTGCAACCCCAATACCCCTATGGTTTGTCATTGGAGCGCCACTTTTTGGTGTTTTAATTATTGCCTATCTTGTAAGATTGGCCGACCAATTCTCTAACCAACGCAATCAATCTTCTTGACAGCGGCCCAATCTCTATTATATTTCCCCCGCCGAAATGAATCTTCTCTCAAAGCTAAAATCCTTCTTCAAGCCTAAGCTGCCATCTACAATAGAAGAGTGTCACAACTTCCTGCTAGAACGGCTGACAAACAAAGACCTAGAATCCATCAAAAACTGCCACAAATCATCCCTCTGCCAATACCACCACACAATGGGCCGCTGGATGAGAAACCATTGGAACTTATGGTCGGGCGGAAAGCTAAAACAACACATGGAATCTCTTGGATTCTCTCATCCTGACGACATGAGCACAGTTATCCTAGAATCTTTCTGGAGCAGCCTAAACGGCCAACCATATGACTTAAAACAAGCCGCCGAATCTTATAAAGAATACTGGAGAACGGCCCAAAATAATTGCAAAACATTCCAAATAACAACAAATGACTAAAAAATACACCCTAACCACCCAACCCGCCAATTTTGGCGTGGCATTTCGCTCAACAGAAATTATAACTGCCGATTCCTGCTTGTCCGCGCTGATTGAAAAATCCGCCGAACTAAAGAAAAACAACCAAAACAAATTCACCCTAGAAGTCCACAAAGACGGCCAAAGGTTGGCTGTTTGGGTTCGATAGTTATGGACTTAAACGAAATCTTCCAAAAAATCGTAAAATTTGGAGGGCAAACGTCCAAACAAACGCCTAAAACTGATTTGGCCCTATCTTTTAGCTGTTATTGCGAACTACTTGGAATATCAAATCCAACAGAAAATGACAAAAACAAATGGCTGGAAACAGCCTCTATAGATAGACTAATCTAACCATGTTCGCCGAAAAATTCACCAATGACAAATATCTTTTTGAAGTTAAAAATGAAGGCGACAACAACGCTTTCTTCTCTAAAATCGCCGAATTACAGCGCAAGGCTAAACAAGCTCGCGAATCTCTTACAAAGGAAGAAACGCTATCAGAACAGCAGCCTTTGCCCGTATTGCAAGAATAGTGACACCCAAGAATTGCGCCCACTTGGCGGATATTTGAAAGGCGCTATGGGAGAGCGTTGCAGAATGGTTGATTCCTTAACTGCTTCTAGTTTTTCTAGAATCTATAAACACCATGAATTCGAGGCTCATTCTTGCTTCGCATGCGGCGGATTCTGGCATAACAGAAAGTATTGGCCGAACATTTTGTTTGACAGTTTGGACTTTTTGGATTATTATTTTGGCCGAAAATGAGATTCTTTCTTTTATCAATCCTCCTAGTTAGCTGCGAGCCATCAAATTCCAATGAATGGAAATTCAAGGCTGGCGACATTGTTTCCAATAAGCTAACGGGCGAAAAGATGATAGTCGTTGGTCGAACAAATCGGCCATTCTTTTACAGCGAATGCTATGACGTAAGAAATTCAAAGGGCGAAATCCTTGAAAGATTTCCAGAAGAAATAGAAAAATAATATGATTGACCCAGAAAAACACTACCAAGGAACAATCGAAAACCTAAAACGCGCCCTTCAACAAATTGCATCAGGTGTAAAAACGCCCAAAAAACGTGGCGGTTGCGCATGGATCGGACTCTCCGCCAATGAAATGCAAGAAATCGCCGCGAAAGCTTTGGAGGAAAACAAAAACTAAAATGACAACAAAACTACCCGCCCCACTAGCCCTAAAGAAATATATCGTCCAACAAGCCAACGACACGGCTTACCGTGGATTTAATTATAGCGGCCCGCTAGAAACAGAGCAGCAAATCGAAGATGCTTACGAACACACAATCGACAAAGACCTTTTTGGTATCAAAAACGAGGTAAGGCATGAAGGGTTTGAAACCGACCTACCTGCACCAATTTCTAGACACTACGAATGCGAGGTTCGGGCGCTAAAAACAGACGATGGCTGGATTGGTTATAATTTTTGGCATGGAGGCGGAAAGCACGGATCGCCAGAATGCATTGACTGGATTGGGGAATCCTACTATTTAACCCGTGAAGAAAAAGAAGTCTTGACAATTCAAAGAACATGGGCCAAAGTTGTTGACTAGTATGAAACTATATAAAACACTCTCCATCAAAAAAGAAATCTCCATTACTCATAGCGAAAAAGGGGTAAAATACAAACGCCCAAGAAAAAGAGTGGAATGGGTGGACAAAGATGTTCTTGCAGAAAACCCCCGTTCTATTATTGCGGGTAGTTTAACACGCGGCCATTTAGAACAGCAAATAGAAAGAATAGCCGAATACTTGGCGGCTTTGACAGTTGGAGATAAAGAGGCAATGGCTAGACTTTTGGATACCGATTATGATTATTCTGAAAGTGTTAGAGGTTATAAATTTGAAGACTAAGATGAAAGAACTAATCCAAATCCTAGAAATCGCCGCAAATCGACACGGCCCGAAACACCAACTAACAATCGGCCATTTGCTGAACATTGTTAAATTGGCCGAAAAGACCAAAAATAAAAACAAACACCGCCAATCTCTCCTAGAAGAGGAGCAACATCAAGAAATAATCAGTCAGATTAACTACTTGGGGCAAGATTAGTATGGAATACCGAATCGCAGAAAAAGACGGACTTTTTTATCCAGAACAAATGTGGCCTGATAATATTTGGAGAGGCATATCAAATGATGAGCTAATGCGCAACACTTTCAGAATGAGCGAAAAAGCCGCCCAATTCAAATCCCTAGAAGAGGCCCGCGCTTTTCTAGATAAAAAAACCGCAAATGATGAAATTAAATTTCATAACTACCCATGAAATACTCAATCCAAGAAACAGGCGAAAAAGTCGCCCCCTATAAACTATTTAGATATGATGAATACGTTGGCGTCCCAAATAACGCTGAGTTAGAATTCTGGATGGAACTTTTGGCCGCAAAAGGAAAGATTCAAGAACTAGAATCAACTCTGTCAAAACTTGACAAAAAAAATGCTAAAATGCTCGATAGAATTCAACGGCTCGGATAACTCAAAGCATTAAAGCTGCTTCGTAGCTCTCGATTCCATGTTCCGCCGCAAGTTGAAGAACTTCGGGCCGAACACTGAGTCCGCCAATTTTGTTATGGTCTGCCACACATTCAGCGGCCAATTGTTGCCAATCTTCTTTAACAGACGCGCAGACAACGCTTTGCATTAAAGATTCAGCGGCTTGGTTTTGGAAATCGTTCAAGGTTTCTAGTCCGTGTTTTTCACGAATCTTCGCCTTGATAAAGGATAGTAAATTTTCTGTCTCATAGACGATAGATTTAATATCTTCGACGCTAGCTTTGGCTGTTTTTGAGTCCCTCGGCCTCCCAGACTGACGCATTGTACTCTTGCTCTTAGCTTTTGGAGGGGCAGTTTCGGCGGTTTTTTGATTGTCGATAGAGTATTTGGTATTTGGGTCGAGAAGAGGCGGAAGCACTGGCGCTGGTGAGAGCGGGTTGCACTCCCCTTTTCGGCGGCGTTTAACAAAATCTTCTTGTTCTGCGGCGAATTCTTCCGAAGATGGGTCTGGGAAAACACCTGTTCTGATAGCGTCAAGCCCTTGTTTTTCAGAAATCAATCCTAACTCCATCATTCGAGTAACCACGCGCCACATTTGAGTCGGGTCTTTTGCGTCTGTAACTTTGAAGGCTACTTTCGGCGGACTCTGCATCCCCAAATTTTTGGCAATACGATTAATCTCAGGCTGGAGGAAATCATTTAGGAAAGTATTCCGAGCTTCGCGCAATTTCTCAAGAAAGACTTGAACCTTGGTTTGCGTATTGCCGTATTTTTCTTCGCCGATGATAACGTTTTGCAAGCCTTCGGCAATGTCCTTGTTGAGAGTTTCATATTTGGCGGGGCCAAGAACTTTTTGCAAGTCAGGGATAATGAATTCGGCCTTTGTAGTCCAATCACTAACCAAAGTGCGGCCAACACTCTCATTTTTGAAGAGGTTCTGCATTGCCGTCAAGTTGGCGGGATTAATTCCACCCTCGTCTGGTTTTGCGCCCATTGTAATGAGAAGAATCATGTTTTCCGCCGTCCTTAGAACAGCTTGGTCCATTTTTTTCATCTCTAGTTTAGCATTAATATCGTCCAAGACACGATAGCCAAAGGGAATAGCAAACGGTTCGTAATCCTGGCGTTTATAGAAGCTAGAAACTAATTGGGCGGGGTCAAGCTTGATTCGGATGCCATTTGACTGCCAAGTTTTCTTTTGGACAGCCTCTTTTGCTTCTTTTGGGAGGCTTTCGGCGATTTTTTTGTCGTCTTCGGTTTGAGGGTTGGCCAGTCGCAGTAAATCATACTTGGATAAGATAAGCTCATATTGATCATTACCGAAAGTAGTAGAAGCTTTGGCCACAACATTGTAAGGATTCAGGAAAATATACTTGAGCGGCACATTGTTTTTGCCCTCAATAGAGTCTTCGGCTCCATATACTTGAATGAGTCGGCGGTAGTCCCTTTCGTCAAATGCGCCATCCACACGGTAGATAAACACATTACCTGACCGATAATATTCGCGAAAATATTGATCACAAACTTTCCAAATTTTAATGCGTTTCAGCCAAGCCTCAAAGAATTTTTTGGCCTTTTTAGTTCCCGCCTCAAAGTAGAGTTCCGTGTTGGCAAACTCACTCATTAAGTCAATAGCATTAGCAAAAATAGCCACATTGGCATATGCTTTTTGGCAAAGTTCAATAGCGTCACGAACATCAACGCAATCACTTGTTGGTGAGTAAACATAAGGAAGCATTCCCGCACGAATAGCGGCGAAACGGTCTGGAACGCCCACTAGAGCGGCGGAATTAATTCGTCGGCCAGTTGTGGCGTTTGAATCGGCGGAAGTTCGGCCAGCGATTGAGGCTTTTGCAATGTTGGCCAAAACCGTGGAAGACGAGGTATAAAACGGATTACCAGCACTTACAGGTTCCCAAGAGGCGGTTGCGACGTTTTGGGTTGGGGCGGGTTGTGGTTGAGAAAATTGCGACCAGTAGGGGCTTTTTTTCGTGTAAGTGCGGGCCATATAAGGGTAGTTACACGCGGGCATGGAAAGTTGGCAAAAGTAACTTTAAAGTTGACAATTTGACAATTTTTTAAACAAAAAACGGCGTAAAAGTAGATTGAATTGTTTCCACTGGCATTTTCTTCATATCAAAGAAAATCTTTTTGCCCCAATTGGCCAAAACCAATGCAGAATACAAGTCTTTTCGGGCGCGGTTTGATCCTCTCTGCTGCTTTAGATTCTTGGGCAAGTCAAATGTTTGATGACCAGTCGGAGTGGACGAAACCTCAATCATTGCACATTGCGTTTTTGTCAACGTAAGCAAATCTTTTAAATTTTCCACAAAATCCACAATAGAAAGACTTTCACCCTTTTCCTCCCTAATAAACTTTAAACCTTCAACTCTAGAAGGGTTTGCAATCTGTCTAGTAAAATCTGCATCTATGGCCCCACCAGCAAACATTACATCTTTTGTATCAAATGAGCGCTGCAAAAGTTCATTCGCTGAACGAATCCATGTGCCAGATGGTTTTCTCAAAAAGCAAATACGATTATCTGTCAAATTATATTGCTGGCGAATTTCCTTAATATTTTCGCCATACTCTTCTGGGTTTTCTACCTCTACGTCGATAGTTTTGATTTGAATTTTGGACGACTTGAAAAGTTCACTTTCATTGCATGACGCAATAAACTGAGCGCCGCCCATAAAGTCTGCAACGATAAACTCGATATTAAAATTCGTCAAAAGATAATGAAAATACGCGATATGATCCTTGGGTTGACCGCCAGCAATAGCGTATGGATGGACACAGATTCCATTTTCGTCCGCCTCGTTGATTTTCATAACATGCATGGCAAAATAGTCGGAAGCATCACTTTCAGACCATGAGGGGTCAATACTTAACAGATATTTATCTTCTTTATTTCCAAACAATTCTACCGATTGACCTTCTCCATCCGCAAATGTGCAAGCCATCATTTTTGAAATTTTAAAGAATCCAGATGAATCGCTCGAAAAAATTGAACGAAATTCACGGTCCATCTGAGCCTCCGACATTTCAGACTTGGCCTTCTCAAGAAGAGATGGGTCATACAATGCATCTGGCACCGCATCATATGACATGTGGAAAATGCTATAATGAGCGTTTTTACTCTTGCCAGAAAGGATAAGCTCCTCGTAGTTTTTGTACATCGTGTAAAGATGTTCAAACTGATACGATGCGGAAGACAAACCGATAATTTTATTACTTGGCCAGACTTTTCTATCAGCCTCTGTCATCTTGCCCTGAGAAATCAGAATATCTTCTGCGTCTTTGACCTTCTTTCTTTCCGTAGGATTCGTAACAACAGCAAGGAACGGAATTACAACCTCGTTGACAATTTTGGCTGGCATCAAGAGAAGCTCATCCATTACCATCACTTGGAAACGGAAACCACGAAGCTTTTCCCCCTGCCCTAGTGGCAAAGCGGTAATTTTACTTTGGCCGATTTCAATATTCCACTCGTCATTTTGCAATGATACTCTTGTAACACAGTCGTTGAAAAGTTTTGCTTTCGGCGACTTTTGAATGTCAAGGATTTTTTTCATTATCCCCTTGGACTGACGAAAGGATGCTGATAATACACCAATATGAACACCTTGGTTTAGCATCGCATGTAAAGCAAGAAAAATACCACACGAAAAAGTTTTCGATGACCCACGACCTAAAATACCCAAGAAATAATCGCTTTTCATCATGGTTTTCACCATCATTGTCTGGAATGGAAACAACTCAACCCCCATCAACATATCCACGGCGAATTGGGTATTCTCTTTAAAGAAATCATACAGCCAGAGTTTAGCGTCCTTCTCTTCCAAATATCCTTCCGCAAGAGAAAGCTTTTCTGTCAAATTATCTTTAGGCAAGTCTGCCTGCTGGCCTTTTATCCACGCCATTATCTATTCCCTCCTATAAAATATTGCATGTCCACATTCCAGAGTTTTTGTCCCAAGCACAATAGTTTGGGAATGATTAATTGACTATTTTCGCGGCTACCAGAGAAAACAAATTGACAACAATCTTTAAACTCATGTTGAAGCAGCCGCATGTTATGAGTAATAAAGGAGATGTTTGGCTTGTGGTAAGATTTCTTGGCTAGAGAACAAACGTCTTCCATTTGACACTCAATTACTACCCACAAGAAGCAGTTTTGGGTTTTCGCCCGATTAATTTCGCGCCGAAATCTCTCCAAATTATCGCCAACCAGAGTTCCACACCAGTCATCAAATGATTTGCGGTCAACAAATGTATTTGTATATTCGCTTCCAAGGGTTGAATAATCTCCAATATCCAGCTTTAGAGATTCGCAATTCGCGAATTGCAAACGCTTTTGCTCTCTTGTGTCAATGGCTATTTTGCGGCCAGAAAAATCATTAGACCATTCTTTTGGTAGCTTGCCTGAAAACATTGGCTGAACTTTGGCCAATTCACACGCCCTTGTGAACGATCCAAATAATCTTTTGTATTCTTTGATCGGCGGAAGGTCGGCAAAAAATAGCTCCACCTCATTTGGAGCAACGGTTAGTTTCTTGGATTTGATTCTTGACAAGAGCATAGACATGGCTACTTGACGACCAGACTCTTCATCTGCCAGCGAAAACCATTCCAGCATATTGTTTCGGGTTGCAAAATCCGTGGCAAAATACTCATCCTTGTTTTTAAACTGGAGAGCTTGGCGCGTTAGAAGGTCTTTTCGTGGAAAAAATTCGCAATAATAATCAGCCAAAGTCATTCCATGCACTTTAAAGTGCGCGTGGAGACTTCTTTCTGTTGGGAATTTTTTCCCGCATTTTTTACACTCAGATAACATCTTCTTTTCCTATTCCCATGATTCTACAACGAAACCCTTCCATTGATTCTAAGCGATTAGCCTCTTCCGTAATTGCGGCCCGTTGTAATTCGGCCAATCTAAGCATGTTTTTACGCTCTGTCTCTTCTTGGGCAAGTTGAACAATAGAAATAAACGATGTTTCGTCTTTGGATTGACTCTTTAATCTATCCGCTCGATCACCTTGTAGTTTTTTGATCGTATCTGCGACACGTTTTTGGTTCTGCTGGTATTCGGAGGTTTTGGCATTGAGCATCTCCGAAAACTTGACGGAAAATTCAGTCGGGTCTTCGCCCATTTCATCAAACACCGAGTTTAGCGTTAAAATATGAGCCGAAAGAATTTCCCCGTTCACAATATCCTTGCAAACACTCATATACAGGTTAAGCTCATCTGCCGTTAAATCTGGCTTGTCCCATGTCAAGCGCACAAACTCTTCGATAAACAAATCGCGGTCTTTCTGGTTTAAATACGAATCACAAATGCGCGAAAACCTCATCGACCCCATGTTGCACTTTAGTTTTTCGACATAGGCTTTGTATTTGCCAGAGATTTTTTCAGGGTCTAGGGAGATTCCAACCGATTGATTAATGTAAGCCACTACACGACTCAATTCCCTCGGCGCATAGTATTTTGTGGTAGAAAGCGGCGTTTGTTCGGGTCGATAATCTGGATTCACCTCTTGCACAAAGGCAAAAACCGCCCGCCATTCGCGGCTCAACTTTTTTGTTTCCGCGCCGAAAATTGCCTTGGCCATTTCCAAGGTTGTCTTGTCTTCGGCCATCCATAATTCTATCTGCTTTTTATTTTCTTCTGAGAGTTCTGGCGAATCTTCGCGTGTTGGATTATGTTTCGTCTTGTAGCGTTTGCCGTTTTCGGCCAAAAATAGTCGAACAGCTTTGCCTTCAATGTCGCGGCCATCCTTTTTGTCGTTGCCAGTAACGAGTTTAGTAAGGAGGTTAACGTCGGTTACTCCTTTGCCAAAGTTGTCCAGAATCAAGGATTTTTGATTCTCGCTTAAGATGTAGGGTTTTTTGGGCGGGGTTGCCATGTTTAGGGCCAATATTCTGCTATATCGCTCTCCGCGATAATCTTTTTAGCCTCTTTGGCGAGACTTTCACGGTATGCGCTTAGTAATTTTTTCTGGCTATATTTATTCTTGGGATTGCCGCGAATTCTTAGGGCGACTACAACATCTGCCTCTGGCACATTGTCGATAAACAGCATTTTAAACGCCTCAAACCTTTTGGCGGTCATGTGTTTTTCGAGTTCAACCAAGACGCGCCGCATAGTTTCTTGGAAATTGATTGTGTCGTCAATTTTGTTGTTAACTTCTTGGGCGTGATGCTCAAGTTCGAGCGGCATTTTGGCGTGATACCCGTATTTTTTAGTCTTTTCCCACTTTTCGTAGATGGGGCATTCGCTGCATTGGTTGTTGCTTTCGGTAACAGAACAACCGTCTTCTCCAACGGCAAATTTACACTGCACGCACGGGCGGGCGTGATTCGTGTAAAGGTTGCGAAACATGTTGTAGATTTGATTGCTCGCAATGCGCTGAATCCACGGCGCAAGTTTGCGCGTTTGATCCCAAAGGTGCCACTTTTTAGAAATGTGAAGGCGAAGATTTTGCGCAACATCGTCCCAATCCAGCCAACGATGAATATCAAGCGTCCACTTTCGGCGGCGCTTTTTTAGTTCTTTTTCGATTTGTTCGGCGCAATCTTCGTAGGTTAGCATTAAATGTGGCGGGGTTTAACTTTCTTTGGCTTGACGAAAACCGTTCCGCCGTTTGCGGTAAAGGAGAATGAGGTTAAGGTGTTGACGTATTTTTCATCGTCATCATCGCCAGAAATTGTTACTTGGAGTTCTTCAATATCTGGCAATTCAGTCACATTAGTTTCTTCCGCCTCGCTTTTATCACTCCAGTCAAGCTTAGACAGGGAGGCTAGTTTCTTGTCAAGGGTAGAAGTTAACGTATTTAAACTTTGGCCGCAATTGGTGCAAAACTTGGCTGTGGCGGAGGGAGCTTTGGTTCCGCAGTTGGGACAATACTTTGGTGTCATATTTAATAGTAACACCAGCCGTTACACTATTTATAGTTAATTTCAGACCTTAATCACTTGGCCAATGTAACTAACTGTTTCGCCTTTTTCGTTTTGGATGGCGTTTGCGGCGATTTTTAGTTTGATTGGCTTGTTTTCTACGTCATAGAAGGTTACAAAGTCTTCAAATTCGCAACCATCGGCAAAAGCCTCGGACCAAACTTGATGGTAACGCTTTAGCTCATCCGTGTGAATAAACTTTTTCCAGCCCAAGCCTAAAAGCTCATTTGTGCCGCAACCCAAGAATCGGGCGTAGGTTCTGTTTACCCAAGAGTTTCGGCCATTTACATCACAATAGAAAATTCCATCGTTAGCATCGTTTAAAAGGGCCGCTTGGCGAGCGTCTGAGGCGATTTGGCGGTTTTCAATTCTTTTAATAGCGTCAACGGGACTGGAGCCTCCATTAGGAGAGAGTTTTTCTTTTACAAAAAGGGTTAAGTCTTTGATGGACTTTTCTATTGAATCAAAGCGCTGTTCGCTTTTCGCTTGACACGCCTCTAGTTTCCGTGCCAATTTAATCCACCGCCAAAAACATTGAAAAGGCTTGGCTGCAAGAAGAAAAAGCTGCCAAATAAACCCTAAAACTTCCCTATACTTGGCCAAAAAAACAAACCCTGCGGCAAGAGTTCCAATAATTTGGGCAATGTGTGAGGCAACAACCTGTTCGTCCATATAGAGTGGTTACACAGGTTAGGGAAAATTCCTAGAGAGTTATGGAAATTATAATGCTTTTATTTGAAAGCGCCCAATTTCTCTAGCACGAAGCGAACAAAGCCGCTCCGAACAATATCAGTTTTCTCTTGAAGTTCGTAACAAAATACTCCATTATCTTTAGACTCTTGATCGTTAAAAACATCGAATAGTTTTCTAAATCCAGCCTTTGCGCCAATATCATTTTGATGGTGAGAATCACCCACTAGGAAAATCTTAGTAAATTCGCCGCATCTTGTCAAAAGCAGGGTTAAGTCATCAGCCGACATCGAACTCGCTTCATCCACAATAATAGCTTTACAATTCCAAGACTTGCCACGGCAAAATCCAAGGGGGATAGCATCAACCCTTTCTTCCATTTTCAGCATTTCGATTTGGCCTTGAGGAAGAAGCTCGTCTAACTTATCGTAAACGATAGAAGCATAGGGACTCATCTTTTCCGAAAGCTCTCCTTTTAGGAAGCCGACCTTCCCTGTCGTAGAGCTTTCTACTGGATTGCGAATGTAGATGATTTGGTCAATTTTCTTTTGGCTCAATAGTTTAAGCGAAGCCAGCACGGCCAAAAAAGTCTTTCCGCTGCCGTAAATTCCATCAATCCAAATAGCCTTCGTGTCTTTATTAATGGCCGTTTTTAGAATCTCTATCTGCTTTTCAGTCAGATCATCCCTTTCGCGGATATTAAGTTCGTAAGAAATCTTCTCGCGTTGAAAAACCTTGGGAGATTTATCGGCGACCTTTGGTTGGGCAGATTTTTTAGCCATGTATATATTATATTACATCGGCGCGGCAGAATCCTCTCCAAATATTCTAGTTTTGGCGATATTGTAATATTTTTCGTCCTTTTCAATGCCAATAAATTGCCGTCCAAGGTTTTTTGCGGCAAGACATGTTGTGCCGCTACCCATACAGCAGTCTAAAACTACGTCACCTTCTACGGTATATGTTTTGACGAAATATTCCAATAGCTCAAGTGGTTTTTGTGTCGGATGCAAGAGTTTTCTGCAATTATCTCGTTTTATTTTTAGAATTTGAAGAGGATGTCTAGTGCCGTCATCAAAATATTCCAATGGTTTTGTTTTCGGATTAGCGCCAGCCATTGTTTCCGACCATCTGGCATTTTCTCCAATTTTATTAGAAACTAACTTTCCTTCGTGCTTTTGTTTTTGAGGTTGATAGGTGGGCTGCTCTTTATAAAAAACAGAAACGGTTTCTACGACTCTCCCAGGCCGTCTCTTAACTTGAAAAACGTTCGTTAGTCTTTCTTTTTGCCAATACCAATCGTATTTATATGCCGAAATATTAGATAGCCTTAAATAAGACGAAAAAGGTTCTTGTCCAAACAATAAAATCGCAGCGTCCTTTTTACATATCCTATCTAACTCTTTCCATAAAAGTTTAAAATCCAATAGTTTGTCCCACTTTAGCGGCGTTTGCCCATATGGAGGATCACAAATAAAACAATCCACCGACCCACTAGGAATTTCCGCCATTTTCTCCAAACAATCGCCCAAAATTAGTTTTTCAATCATCGGCCCAATTTATCCCAAAACAAGAGTTTGTCAATAGACGTTTTCTAAAATAGTTACCGCTCCACCAGCACCTTCCGCCGAAACATCCAAATTCTGAGAAACAACCTTACCCGTAGTGCAAATGTCGAACAACCCATTATTCGTCACCGTTCCTGTAATAAATGTCGAAAAAGGATGAAACGCCAAATTCAAGACGGCACGTTCTCCAGAGAATCCAATAAAATTTCCAACATTTTCGCCGTTCACTGAAACTTGCTTTTCTATACTATCTAAGATTACTGTTGATGGGTAGGTATCGCCTAAATTATAAACAGGTTGTCTGTTTATCCTATAGCTAATCGAAATCTGCTCTTTAGAATCGGGCAAACTAACGCCAGAACCAGAAACTCCCACCGCCAAAGCGTGAATACTTTCTAAATACGCGCCAGAACCATTGTTTGTTAAGATGTGCGAAACATTTTGGCCTGTGAAACTTTGGCCAGTGATTTCTGATAGGTTGTAAACGTCAAAATCAGCCTTGACCCCGACAACTGTTTGCGGCGAAATGTCCAAATTCAAACTTGACAAATAGCATTGTTTGAGGGAGAAGTTGCCGAACTTGATGTTGTGACCCGTAGCGAAATCACCAGTTAATCCTGTTATTAAAGCAATCTGATTTTGTGTTTCCGTGGCAGAATTCGGCCCAATCAGTGGCAAAAACGTAGCCGAAAACTTGCCAATTTGCGCTCCAGCTACATTAAAATCATCAGAAACTCTAGACTGGCCGAAAACGCGATTTGGTTCCAAGCTGCTATCTACAGAGATAGATGCGTCTGTCGCCAAAAAGAATTGCCCTGTCGTTGGCGCGGAGTTTTGGGCCAAAAAGTTGGCGAAAATTGGGCAATTTTTACTAGAAACGAACATTTTGTTTGACAAGTCCTTAAACCTAGACTAGGTTACACCTTATGACAGAAGACCAAGAAACCAACGAAACCCAGAAGCAATGGAGGCTATTCGCAAATTTGAATCGGGCGGGATGGCTTTCAAGCCTCTGTCTGAATTGGACAAACCAAAACTCGGCGGAATTAAATTTCCGAAAAAGAAAAACCTTTGTCCGCCCAAAAATTCACCAGATAAGGATTTGGTGATGACACCATTTAGTTTGGCTCAAAACATTGTTCGCCACTTTAATCCAAGTGGTTCTATATTGGAGCCTTGTATGGGAGAAGGATCATTCTACTATAACTTAAAAGAATACGCGAACGGAGAAGTTGATTGGTGCGAGTTGTCTAAAGGTAGAGACTTTTTTGAGTGGAGGGGTCTGGATTATGACTGGATCATCACAAACCCTCCATTTAGTAAATACGCTGATTTCTTGGAGAAGTCTTTATCTATCGCCAATAATGTAGTATTCTACGGAACTGTCTGCCATATCCTCTCCCTCAAGAAAAGGCTTCGCATGGTTAAAGAGGCGGGGTTCTATATCCGCGAAATTCTTTATACAGAAACGCCAAAAGACTGGACAACTGGCGGTTTTCAGTGTGGGGCTATTCTCTTGACAAAACAAGCGGGCGATTGTAAGATTTCCTACTTGTGAACCCCCACCCACTAATCACTAACAAAATCCCCAAATCTTGGAAACTCGCCCGAAAATACCTCAAACAGTTCGGCCTCACAAGAGGAGAACAGAATCTCATACTAGCAATTCTTAAAATAAAGGACAAAATTAAGTGAAACTTTCAAAAGAAACAAAAAATAAGCGCAAACACTACTCTACATGGTTTCATAATTGCCCAAATTGCAAACAAAGAATCACAGGCGGGCATTTTGTTCCGCCGTCGCTTGGCGAAAAGGGTTTTTATATTTGCGAAGAATTGGCGGGAGAAAAAACCGTTGACATTCCGCCCGAAAGCGTTAAATTAGCCGCATGAACAAAAAACTCCTAACCTTAATCGACCTCGCCCGAATCTATCGGCCCGAAAAGCAGACGGGCCAGCACTTTATTTTGGCGGGTGCTTTTAAGAAAAATCGACTCGTAGGGTTGGGTTTTAACAATTACAACAAACTCCATCCATATCACCGATATGGGCACTACAAGCCAACTCGCGACTCGAATGCCAAATATGTTGCCAGTTTGCACGCGGAGGTGGCGCTTATCAAACGTTTAAAACATGATCCTTCCGAAATAACTTTTGCCATTGTTCGCATCAATAATAAAGACGAAGTAGCCCTAGCCCGTCCTTGCCAGAACTGCGAGGCTTTGTTCAAGAGAACTGGATTTCGCCGAATTATTTACTCGATTTCTGAATCAGAAGAAGGAATTATTTACTAACCTATGTCCAATCCACAATACCACGAAGACTACTCTTCAATATCAGGCTTATCTTTTGCTGTAAGCGGCTTCTACGCTGGCCCATTAGCATCTCCATCCATGTATCAAACGCCCTCCAAATGGCGAACCTGCTCTTACTGCAAAACACAAACAGAAGTCGGCAAAAACTGCTCAAGCTGTGGAGCGCCAGACGTTCGAGAACCTAAGAAATTTTAGTATGAGCCGCCCAATCAAAGACCTAATCGCAACCCGCCAAAAACTACTCCCCGAATGGTCGGCAGAAACAATTAGTTTTGTGGACGAACTCTACTCCCGCCTAGAATGGGCCGAAACAGAGAACGCTGTATTCAACCTGCGCCTAAAAGGAGAATGGACTCCAAATTCCAAACTCTACACCAAAAAAGAACTTGACGATGCAACAAATGAAGCCTATAGTTGGGGCTACCGAGACGGCAAAGAAAACTTTTACGGCGAATGAAAGACTCTGACCTAACCATTAACACTTACCCTCCCCGCAACAAAGGCGGTCAACATGTGGGAATTTCCTATGGCATCCAAGTAATTCACGAACCCACTGGTTTACAAGTTATTGTCAACACTGAACGCTCCCAACTCAAGAACAAAAAAGTAGCCCAAAGCATGATCGAATGGGGCTTAACAGAAATAGGCTGGAAAGATGACTAAAAACCAAAAACACATATCCAAACTAATCGCCAAACACGTTGACTGGATGGTTAACTGGAGCGTTTCTGAGGAAACGAAAATTGAACAATACAACAAAGCGGCCAAATCAATTGTCCAATATTTTAAAGGTATTGAACGTAGAGAAAAGATAAAAAGGTTTGAAATAAACCTCAAAAACGAATGGAAAGATTAGCATGAGCGTACACGACGAAACTTTTGACTACGATAAAGCTTTGGCGGTTGCCAAGGACAAAAAATCAACCCAAGAACTCAAAACCCTAACCAAACGCTTCTTCGAAATCCTAGACACTAAAGAAGAAAGTGATAGTGGTCAAGAATTTTCGCCCGTTTTTATTAGCTGTTGTCGCGTTCTTTTGGGAGAAGAGTTGAACAAAATTTTACCAAAAATGAAGGAGTTGGCGAATGATTAAAACTTGACAATCTTCCAAAAGCTAGTAAATTAACCCATGACCACCGAACAACTAATCCAAGATGCGCCAGTCTATATTTTAGGTTTATTTTTTCTGTTTATGGCACTAGCATCATTGACACATTAACTTATGGCCAAACCCAAGAAAATTTACTTACCCGAAAACGCCAGACACAGTGGTATTGACATAACATACATCAAATCAGCCAACTCTTTGAGAATCGGCGGCTGGTATGACGGCATGGTTGGAATTTCTGGCGGCGAAATTCACTTGGCCGATTTCTTTTCCAAGCTAGGAATTACAGAAAAAGACTGCAAACAAGCGTTTTCGCTTTTAAATATTGAAGAATTTAATAAACTATGAATAGACCAATCAAATTCCGAGTATGGGATAAAATCGGCGAAGTTTTTTGCGGGAATCTCAATAAATTCCTCATCAATGCTCATACAGGAGAACTAGAAGTTTGGGCCTTTAGCGACCTCTATGACGAATGGTATAACACGCATGAGAGTAGCGACAACCTTGTAATCCAACAATTCACTGGCCTTCTAGATAAAAATGGCCGCAAGATTTATGAGGGAGATATTGTAAAAATTGGCGATAGAAACAAAGAAGTAATCTTTGACATGGGAATGTTTTTTATTGATGAAAGCTACGGAGATATTGTTCCAGTTTCAGAAGTGGACAACATTGTTGAAATCATTGGCAACAGATTTGAAAACCCAGAATTGTTAACATGAAAATCTACCTCCTATTCTCAATCGACCACTCTAAATGCGAAACCGCCCAATTAATGGCCGCTTATAGAAACAAAAGTTCGGCCCAAAGTAAATGCGCCGAATTGAATGAAAAAGAATTAGACTCTTACGGCTATTTCGTGGAAGAAGAAGATTTGTTAGATTAACCCTTGACAAACTAACCCTGAGAGTTTATATTTTGCCCATGATCCAAACCCTCCTAGACGAACTAGAAAGCACTTGGGACTTCACGCCCGAAGAGCTTGAACATATTCAAGAATGCATGGTCACATTGGCCGTTGCCGCTTGTCTAGATAGTAAAATCAGAGAAACCTGCCTAAAACTGGCCGAAAAGAAAGACTAAATTTTAACCAAACAAACCCAAAAACACACAAACCATGCCATCATTCGATATTACCAGCCCACAAATCGCTGAAACCATCACCAAACTCATTGAAGCTAACCACCCCGAACTGGTAGAGGCTAATGCAACCGTTGACAGTATTTTTGCCTATTATTAATAGGCTTTATTATTTTGTTCAGATTTTCTCTTGCTTTCGTTTAGTACTTTTAAGTGGCATTTTTGAGAACAATACTTCCTTTTCTTCCCATTTGTTCTGCCCCCACAACACTGGCAAGAACTATAGGAGGCTTCTTTCGGCGGTGAATTCAGCCTTTTTTCTTCAAAGAATTTTTTTGTTGTGATTGAATTGCACTCTGTTTTTTTACACCTTGGTTTTCCATTGGTTCTTTTCAATCTTTCATCCCTCGCTTTTGAATGCTGATAGGGCAATACATCTCCGCATATGTGACATTTTAATGGCTGTTTATAATAATTATCAACATCTAACTTATATTTCTCATTCCTACTTTTCCGTATTTTTTCCTTCCACTCTTCCGATAGTCTGCCTTTGCACATGCCTCTTTCCCATCCATTATTGATAAATTCATTAATTTTGTCAGAACTAACCCATTTGTTTTTACCATCCTTGTTAATCCAAAAAGAGTTAGACCTTTGATGGCTTAGAGAATCTTTTAGTTTCTTTCTTAACCATGCATACGTTTTATTATTCGGCCTTTGAGCGTCAGTGTTTCCGACGCACATCATATTCGCTGCAAAAACTATTTTTCTATTTCCTGGATATATTTTTATTAAAAGCTGATGACAGACATAGTGCTCCTCAGCCGTCAAAGCTACCAAATTATCATCATCGTCAGAACCACCAACACAGAGAGGTGTTATATGGTGAAATTCAAAATACCCACATAAAACCCTATTTTTAGCCCTAGCAATAATTTTATCGTACCATTTTTGATATTTATTCATAAGCAATAATGGTTACACGTTAAAAACACATAGTAAATAACAAAAAAGCACAAAAACAATGCCAAACTACGATCAAGCAACCCCAGAAATCATCTCTCTAATTAATGAAACCATTAACAAATACCATCCAGAGCTTGTAGAGGCCCAAGTTACAATCGAAGCCGTCATGGCTTTTGATGACAAAGGAGGCTATCCTGTAAAGGCTAATGGATACCCAGCCCTTGCATGTATCCGCATCAACTCTCTAAAGAATAGGGTCAAAGGATTTGCTGATGCTGAAATTACAATTGACAAAAATGCATACGATGCTTTAAATAATCCTCAAAAGATCGCATTGCTAGATCATGAGCTATACCATTTGCTCGTTGTTCGCGATAAGGAAGGCAACATTAAAACAGACGATGCTAACCGCAGCAAACTCCGCCTCAAAAAACACGACTACCAAATGGGCTGGTTCAAGGAAATCGCCGCAAGACATGGTGAAAACTCCCCCGAAGTTTATCAAGCAAATATCCTGTGGCAAAAAGATGGGCGGACGTTCTTTCCCAAAATTTAATGAATTACCCCGACAACCTAATCTCCAAAGAATCCGAAGACCGCCTCTTGTGGATTTATAAAACCCTAAAACCAGAAGAAAAGACTGGTGACTGGCCCCCATTTAACGTTTACGACATGGTTCAGGGTGGGTATCCTTATCCAGATCACGGGACTATGGTTGCGCGAGATTTCGGCGGAACAGACAAGGAAGGAAAAGTCTTGCCGCCCAAAGGAATGTGGTGCAAGGTTGAGGATGCAATGGCTAAAATCGACGCATTAGAAGACATTCTCCGCCGAATCGCTTGCGATTTATCAGTCGGCGGATACAATTCTCCAACCGTTGATCCAATCGCATTCTACGACAAAATCAGTTGGGGCATTGACGAGTTTGCCAAAAGTTATCACCAACTGCAACTCGATTTGGCCGAGAAAAGGTTTAAAGAACAATGCGCCGCAATAACGGCTGACGCTTTATCAGATGACTAAACAAACCCCAGACGAATTCATAACCAGCGGCAAACACCTTCCGCCGATTATTAGGGATTTCCACGATGCAAAGGATGTTTTCAAAACAATGCATTCAAGCATGGACCTCGGCAAATTCCCGAAAGAAATTCAAAGCTTGGGGTGGATTAATTGTCACATTTTCATCATTGATGTGTTTTTGTGGTGGATGGCAAAAAGAGGATATACACTTCAAAAATCTAGGCAAAAAGTAGGTTTCCTAAACCTACAAGAAGAAATTGAATTCCGCCGAAATGAAGAAAAAGAACAATTTCGGCGATTCTTGAATCAAAGAAAAGATGACTAAACTATCCAAAGTAAAATGCGACTGCGGCGAACTACCCAAAGACCATTATCAAGGAGCTGGCCAATGTCTAAAAAACGGTTGCACATGGTATCACCCTAATGTAAATTACATCCGCCGCCAAAAGAAAAATGGCCCAAAATAATAAACAATATGACCGAAACCCACCAACTAACCGACCTATTTTCCGCCGAAAATGATGGCAATTTTCAAACAGGGCGCGGCGGAATTTCCTTGTTGCCAAGCATCCAGCAATCACTTGGGCCTATTTTTGATTACTTTTGGGCCGAATTAGAAAAACAAGACGGCCAAACTTTGGACATTCGCTTAACAGTAAAGGGCGGAAGTGCTAAATTGGAGTATGGGGTTTCGCCTGTTATTGAGCGATGAACATCGGTCTATTAAACTTCTTAAAGAATGAAGAAATTCGCCTTTGTAGGTTAGAAATCTTCTGTAAGGCGGCCCAATTAAATTTCCGCGCCGCAAGTGAAGAAATCGCGGAAGTTTGCAACAATAGTAACCTTTCTCCAGACGAGGTTCAAAATAGGTTCAT